TTGATTTTTAGTATCCCTAGCCATTTTAAGAAAAACAGCAAATAAAATAACAATCAACATATCGAATGCAGCAATTATTTCTATGGTGTAAGACATCATCTATATTATTATAATATATCAATGTAAAAAAAAAGCTCGGCATAGCCAAGCTTTCTTTAAAAATATTTAAATTTATTTTAGAAGTTCAATACACAATAATCCATACCAATTGACATGGTTATTTCTTGTACTGTTTCACCTTCATCCCAGTTTAAATCTGCAAAGTTAGCACTTTTAATAAAGGCTCCCTTAATAATCCATTCTGATACGATATCACCTACAGGTCCTAAAACATCTACAGTTAAGTCTTTTTTATAGAAATCACTATATCCATCTCTACCTGTTACTGATTCGTGGTGTAGACGTAACCACTCCATAGTTGCTTGAGCACCTGAAGGAGTAATTGGGTCAAATAAAGTCATATCAACATCATTCCAAACTAATCTACCTTTAATCTTACGGTAAACATTAATATGGTTCATTGTTATTTCGTTCTGCTGAAATCCAAGACCTGATAGGCCTTTAATCATAAAGCTTGGGATACCATCAACATATAGGATAAACCTATTAGCCTGTTTCGGTTCGAAGGCTGTGAAGAAAATTTCGTTTGGATCAATTACTGGCATTGCTGTGTTGTTTATTTATTATAAATATTCAAATAATTAGTTTTTTAACTTGGGAACGTAGCTCCTGTAGGCAAGATGTTGAAATCTAAGTAAATGAATTCAGCTGTCTTAGTTGGTTGTAAGTAGATTTGACCAATTAATTGGTTTCTATCAATTACATCTGGAGTGTTGTTACTAGAATCCATTACAACTTTAAACGCGTATAAACCTTGTCTCTGTTGTACTGATTCCAAATATGGGTTAACTGCTGCTAAGAAATTGTTTCTTGTAGCAATAGTATTTTGATCAAATACTAAACCTAATGCTATTTGAGAAATGTATGATTTAAGTGCTATTAATAATCTACGAACATTTACGCGATCAAGAGCAGATGCTCTTCTTTGTAACGTTTTCTGACCGTATACTACAACTCCTGTTCCAGGGAATGTAGCAATTGGATTAATATTTCCTTCATATAAGGTATCTCTATTAGTTGAAGATACTTTTCTTTCCGCGGTAATTACCGTGGCTAATCCTCCTCTGTTGATACCCGCTGGAGCAAACCATGGCTCGCTTACACTGTCGTTATATGCGTAAACTCCCGGTATCATAGTTGATGCTGGTACCCATACATTTTTATTAGCAAAAGCATCTCTAATTCGTACCCATGGCCAATAAGTTGCAGCATAAGAAGTATTTAAATTAGTTGCTTGAGTTACTGTATTAGTAATAGTTGAACCCCAAGCTACTAAATCTAGTATAAAAAGATTATCTCCTCTTACTTGAGTATTATTAATAAGAGTAGTTACTTGAGATGAGTAATCATCGTAATAAATACCTGGGGTTGCTATAGCGTTGAAACTAAAATCGTCTTGATTAGCTAATAAACTAATCATATTATCATAATCTTTTCCTACTAAGCCTTGAGTGTTCGAAGCATTAATTGCATTATAATAATTAGTGGCTCCAACAGCAGCAATTCCTTGGTTTTGGAAATTACTACCTACACCTCCAGCAAATGCACCTGCATAAGAGCCTGATCTTAAAGAAGGGATTGATTGAGTGAATTGTGGGCGAGCATTTCCAGCATTATCAAGGAAATTATAAGTAGGTCTATTTACTGTTTTAATTCTAATATACCTTGAATTGTTAGGATGTGACCCTGAAATTTCAATGTAGTTTTCTGTTGCGTTGTAATTTCGTGTTTGGTCACCTATTACTGCAGAAATGTAATTCGGTTGAGTTTCATCTAAAGAAAGATTAGGGAAAGTTTCTAATACTACTTTATTAACATCAGTATCATCACCTCTTCTAATTACTAGAGAAAATAAACCTGAAGATGTATTATTAGTAGCTACTTCCCATCTAATATTGTCTACTGACCCTGTGGATAAAGCATCATTAGCTAATAAAGATCCGGAATTATTAAATTCTATACCTTTATCTAAAGACTCAATAGTTACTGAGGCTGTATAATATGNTATGCTTCCAAACCCTGTTTCTCCTGGGTTAACTACACTAGAAGTTAATACTGAACCATCATTAAAACTATGAGATATGTAAGTTCCAACAGAAGCTGTAGCAAAAGTCCAAAGTGAAGCACTTGGTACTGCTCTTGCTACTGTAAGTGAAGTACCTCCATTAGCAAAATAATTTTGAGCTGCTAAAGTAGTTAAAGGAGTATAAGTTCCACTACCACTTTGTAGTGAAGTACCAAAACGACTAGAGTAGTCACTAAAGGTAGTTACAAGTACAGGATCTTCAACGGGACCTTTAACTGTTGGACCTATAAGTGCCGCACCTAATGTTACGGGTTGTTGGGTTACGAAAGACTGGTCGTTTTCATTTGCTAATACGCCAGGGGATACTAAAATTTCTGCCATTGCCTAGGAGATTAATATTTTGATTATAAATATTGGAAAAAATATTAAAAATTAACTTTGTTTTATAAATTCTCCTGTACTAGTATCAATAGAACCTTCACCGTATTTATCTTGTAAAGATTTAGCTAATTTTTCTTTTTCCACTTGAAGGGGATCAATTGAATCCTTTAATTCCTTCTTTTGTTTAAGCAAAATTTGTAATTGATATTCTAAAGTACCGAGTTGAGATATAAACTTTTCTTCTTTTGTTTGTAAATCAGTTATTGTTTTTATCTCTTCTTTTGTTAAAAACATTTTTTCCATGGTGATAAATATTATAAGGGTTATTTGAAATTTATTTGTTGTTTTATTTGATTAAATACTTGGATAGGGGTTATAGATTTTTGACATATATGTTGTTTATCAGTTCCTTTCCATATAGGGCACCAATTCCAATCACCAGCATCAAAACTAAAATTTGGGTTTACCCAACAAGAATTACATACAGATTCATTACGAACCCTAGTTACTTTAGTTTGAAATTCATGTTCTTTAGAAGTAAAATTATTTATCATTAAAGTTTTTTTACCTAAAGCCCAATTAAACCAAGCTAATCCTGAGCTTAAACCTATAAATAAATTTGCATGGTGTAAAATATTAGCTATTATATCGAAAGATTGATTCCAATATCTAATTGCTTGAGGATAGGAAAGTTCATTTTTACTTAAAACTACTACTTGATACCCCATTTGATTTAATAATTTAATTAAAATTTCCCAATTTCCTCGAGGCCATTCTTTACAAGCAGCTGTTGATTCAGGTCCTATAACTATATATTTACCCTTAATTAACTTATCTTTTTTTGGAAAATCTAATCCATAATTTAATTCTTTAAATTCTAAACCTAAAATATCAGTAGCTGTTTGTTGTAATGGGTTTAAATTAACTTGGTTTGGGTGAGCATCTTTATTATTAAAAAATTCTTTTTCATCTCTAAACCAACCTATTTTGTAAATAGTTTTACAAGGTAATTGTGTTCCTGGTTCTATAAACTCAATATCTTTATAAGCTGGGAGGTTTTTAAACCATGAATTATAAAAAGTAGATAAACTAATTTTGCAATTATGTTTTTTAGCAAATTCTACTACATATGGAGTCCATGCTATAGTATCACCTATAGAACTTGATTCTAATCCAATAACAACATGCTCATTTGTTAAATCTAATTTATCTACTATTTTTCCATTAATTTTTATAACCCAAGGAATATAGTATTTTCTACTACATGAAGTCCACATATTATTAGTCATAGTAGTACTATGGATTACTTCATTAGTTTCGCTATTTATAAATTCTATAAAGTAATCTTCTACATTATCTCCATTAATTTCAACTTTAGGACCATCAGTATATGTTATAATAATATCATTAGGTTGAGAAGTTACAGATACATGATTTTCTAAAAAATTTCGTAAAGTATTATTACCAATATCAGCTATACGATCCCAATTAAAATTTTTATGAATTAATTTGGATTCTTCTAAAGCTCGTTTTTTATGATTAGAATAATTTTCAAAAGCATCGCGCATTACAAGTGATAAATCTTCAAAATCAGGTTCTGGGTAATTGCCTGGAAGATCACTCATTGTATAACGGCCATAGTTATTACTATTTGCTAGTTTTTCTCCTACTATTTTTACAGGTAAACCTTTACCTTCAGCAAATTCCATTTGTCCTGATCCTGCTGAATAAATAGATGGTGTTCCACAAGCCATAGCTTCGATTAAAGGTAAATTCCATCCTTCACTACGAGCACAAGATAAAAATACATGGCCATTTTTCATGTATGTTATATAATCTTCTCTTGATGGAAAATGTTTAATTTTAATTCTATCATCTACTAAATTATAATGAGCTAATCTCTCTTCTGTAGTTTTAAAACCATCCATTTTTTCACCCCACATATTGTCAATAGATAAAATAAGATCAATAGGTTCTTCAGGGGAAAAAGTTTTAAGGAAAGTTTGAATTATTTCTTTAGTAGATTTTCTATAATCCCAACGACCAAATAAAATAAATTTAAATCGACCATCTACATAATCTAAGGTAGTTGAAAGTTTTTCTGGGTAGAAAGTTTTAATATCTACACCTTCAGGAACTATTTTTACTTTATTAGGATCTGCTCCTTGGGCTATAGTACATTTAGCTTGCCATTTAGAAGGAACCCAAATTTGATCATATTTTAATAATCGTTGAAAAAAACTTTCAGGTTGTAAGGTAGTTTCCCAAACATTATAAGCAATTTTAGGACCTTTATAGGATTCATAAAAATAATAATGATTAGTTTCACTTAAAACTAAATTTACATTATGGTCAAAATTATTTGGGTGATGTGAGTATATAGAATGATTATATAATACATTATTATCTTCTTGTAAAGTTTGTTCACATAATAATTTTTTATCTAAATCATTTAAATATGGTTCTTCATTATGAGGTTCATCACTTAGTCCTTTCCATTGCCCCCCTATAGTAAAGTTTCTAACTTTAAGATCAATATGTTTAGAAAGATGTCTAAAAAAATCTCTAGTATGGTTATTATACCCTGTGGTTCCTACATAAGAAGCATGAGCATATACTTTTGGATTTTTCATATTATTTACTAACTTTTAGCAATTATATAATTTAAAACTTGTTCTTCTTGATAGTATTTTCTTGTAAAAGTTTGATTTTGATATTGTTGAGAATGACCTGATTCTTCATCCCAATTCCAATCTATTTTACCTAATTCTAGGATACGATTATGTATTTGGGAATCATAATGATCTCGTATTAATCTTGCGCGTCTATTTATGTCTTTACTGTTATTATCTACAGTACTATTGCCATCATTATACTGTAAGTATAACATTTTTTGTACGTGGATAATCCGCGTATTTAAAAATGTACGTACTATTAATTCATAATCATCGGCTACTGGGAGGTTTTTATTATGACCTTTTATTGCTTTATAAACTTCGGCTTTCCACATTCTTGCATGATTAGGCATAGAAATATTAAACCTAATAGTTAAAGGATTTATTTCAGGATAGTGATGGTTTAAAAAAGATTTATTATCTGCTTCTACCCAAGTATGACCAGCATACCCAAAATCAAATGGATTTTCAGGATGGGCGTACCAATCTTCACCTATATAACCATAAAATTTCATTTCACCATTTTCATATAATTCACATACATCAGTATATATAAAACCAGCATCTGGGTGTTTTAAAGAAGCTTTATAACAATCTTCTAAACAAGTGCTTATTAAAGCATCATCATGATCTAATTCAACTAACCAAGTACCTTCACATAAAGAAGCTGCTCTATTTTTTGCTAATCCTACGTTACCTCCTGTTATAGGATTTAGTTTAAAAGGTTTTATTCTATAATCTTGTTTAGCTAGTTCAGTTATAATATCCCAAGTTTCATTATCTGGGGAATCATCTAAGATAACCCATTCCCAGTTTCCGTAAGTTTGATTTTTTACACTTTCATAGGTTCTTTTAATTTTTTCTCCTGTTTTATAAGTAGGAGTAAATATTGAAAAGAAAGGTGAAATATTTCTACAAATAGTAAATGTAGATTGACATACAATATCATTTGCTAAAATGTTATTAGGAGGAAAATCTGTAGGATATGTAAGAGTTTTAGAAAGTAAATATTCATCTTCTAATGTAATCTTACTATTATTTAAATAAATAATTAAATCAGGGGTATATTGAGAAAAATCTTGTTCTATATTATGATTATAAGGTAAAGAGTAAATTATAACTTCTTCATGTAAATTTTCTTCAAAATAAATATCAGATGTTAATGAAAATGTACCTTTTTGTTCTAACCCATAAATTATAGCGCTTGGTTTTTTTGTTTTAAGCATTAAAATTCAGTATTAAAAAAGAAGGTTTGAAATAATCTACCATTAGAAATATTATCACCAAAATATTTTAAAGATTGGTGGAACATATCAGCTCTATATAATATTAATCTATTGTATTTATTTGAAACTTCATCTATCATTTCCCATTTACTATAATCTTGAGAATCTTTGCCTAGTTTACTCAATATTTCAGTATCATAAGCACCATCTTCTTTTCTAGGAGCTTCAGTAATACCTGTTTCTTTATGTTGAAAGAATCCAGTTCCTCCTGATGGTGGGGCATTAGGAGTTAAATAACATATACCTGCCCAATTTGATGTTTGATCAGCATGGATCCAACTTTTATCATTTTTAGTAGTATATTGGTAAGCTCCTGAATACTCACCACCCCACCAAGTAATTTCTCCTGCATGAGGTAAAAGAATATCTTGGATAGTTTCTTGAATTGATTCATTTAAAAATGATACAGTTCTATTACCTGGGTAATTACCTGTTACATCAAAAGGTTGTTGTAAAGCAAATTGTCTAACGTCATCTACATTAGAATAAAAATTATCTACAGTTATTAGGGATACTCTCATTGAATTTAATTTTGGATTATTTATAATGTTCTCCACCTATCCATAAGACTAGGCTTTTTCTTATTCCTTTAGTTACAGGGGTTACTCTATGCATTGTAAAACTAGGGAAAAAAGTTGATACTCCTTTACCTCTAGGCATAACATGATAACCACTACCTGTCCATAATTCTAATTCTCCACCCTCATATTCATCTGAATCTGAAAGTTGTATTGTTACTGAAACTTTTCTATGAGATATATTTTTAGGTCCTATATCAACATGCCAGTCATACTGACCCCCACCTTCATAATATTCTGTGTATTGGATTGAATCTATAATTGAGTAAAGATTAAATTTCCATGTAGTATTGGCTTCTATAGCCATATCTGTAATTTTATTATAAATCCAATCAGTTTTAGGATTTAAATTTAGCCATTTAATTTGGCTTTTTCTAGCTTTATTATTAGGATCAGATGATACTGTGGTTGCTTTTTCAAAGGGAAAACCCATTGATAAATCTTTAATAGATTTTATTTCACTTAGACTAAATCCTTCTTTAAACCAATAATAATTAGTTTGATCTACATCTAAATCTATAGGGATGATTGGTTTTAATTCCATAACTTGTAATATATAAACAATATGTTATAACTCCTAATTAATTTATGAAGTGCCGTATAAATAAAATTAATTAAATATACGACACTTATTTTTAAATAACAAATTTCTTTTTAATAATTATTCTGAAATTTTATCATTAAGTTCTTTAATAGCTTCAATTAGTACAGCTACTAATTTATCATACCTAACAGCTTTATATCCATTAGTTCTAGTATCAACTAAGTCTGGGAATATAGGTTCAATTTCTTGAGCTATAACACCTACATCATGTCCTTCATTAGCATGAATTTTCTGATTTTTATTTTCTTCAAATTCTAGCCAATCAAATTCAACACCGTTTAACTTATTTACTTTATCTAAAGCATCTGATATATTTGATATATTAGTTTTTAATCTTCTATCTGAAGAAGCGAATGCTATTATATCATTTTCAGCTCTAATTAAACCATCAGTACTATTAGTTCCAGCAGATAATCCTACATTTAATCTTTCAGCAGTTAATAATCCTGTACCATTAGCAAATGTTAAATCAGCACTACCAGCAGAAGCACCACCATTGTTATAAAGTACTTGTGTATTAGAACCTCCTGTTGGGCCTGTTGCACCTTGAGCACCTTGTGGTCCTCCACCACCTTGTGGACCTGAAGCACCTGCTGCACCTTGAGCACCTTGTGGTCCTCCACCACCTTGTGGACCTGAAGCACCTGCTGCACCTTGAGCACCTGCTGCACCTTG